GTTTCAATCGCATCATAATTCGTTTCCAAATAATTAATTATGTTGTTTTCAATCGCCCATTTGAAAAAGTTTAGTTGTCCGATCGTGGTTTCCATGAAATTGTCCGCATCGTATGGTATGCTGATGCGGTCCCACCTACAAAAAGGATCGAATCTGCGTTTTGCGTAAGCTTTCAACTTCAACTTATAATCATTATAAACCTTGAATCGGCTGGATCCGGAACTATGCGAATTCGCCAATTCATAAACCGTATAGTATTTTTTCGCATAATTTGTGACAAACCAATCGACAATTCGTAAAGAAATCTTGGACTCGCCATTGATGATCTTCATCATTTTATCCAGATTCACTCGATCTTTATAAAACTCCATCAGATTTTTCAGGAGTAAATCGTTTTGTGTATTCAACTGTGTTGAATTATAAGATGCAGACATTGATAATTATAGATTTTATAATTATCAAAGGTTTATATTATTTTTTTATGATAAATAAAAATAAAAATAAACGTAAAAATATTTAATTCGAGTATGCGACACCAGCCATACCACTCATCACACGGAGGACGTTGTAGTTCACGGCATATACACGGACCTTAGCAGTGGCAGTTCCCGAAACCGTGCCGGCCGAAAGAACAAGCTGGAGGACAGCATTGTCAATGCGGGAGAAGTTGCACGAACCGGAAGGCTGGTGCTCCTCAGGGCGGAGGGCGAAGGAGTACACGTTGATACCAGAGTCGGGGCTGCGGGTGTGGTGCTGGAAGGGCTGGACAACATCGAAGTAGTTACCCTCACGCTCAGAGAAGCGATCTTGGCCGTTGAGCTGGAGCTTGGCCGTGACGACGGGGTTCTCGCCCCAACAGTGCATGTCGAGGGCGGTCTCAGAGAGAACGAAGGTGCCGGCATCGGAGACATAGGACTCAGTGACGGGGGAGCCATCAAGACCCGTGTAGGTGCCAGTGCCCCACTGCTGCTGGGGAGCAAGACCAGCATTGGCAAGGTAGGTTCCACTCTGGGTGCCGTTGGCATTGGGAACGAACTCAATGCCTCCGTCAGCGGCACCAGCCATCTGGAAGAGACCGTTGGTGGCAATGAAGCCGTTGGTACCGGAGGTCTCGGCGGGGCCACCGAAAGCGTGGATCGCGTTGGGAAGGGCATCGATCGCGTCAGTGTAGTTGAAGGGCTGGGCACCGAAGCACTTGTAGAGTACCTGGGAAGCATCTAAGGACGAGCAGTAATCGACGTTAGCGTCGGGCTGGACAACCCAGATGAGCTCCTTGCAAGGGTGGTTGAAGTTGAGCTTGATCTTGTTGGACGAAGAGCCGACAGACTCGTCACCCGTGAACTGGAGCTGCTCAATGAGGTACTCGTGGGGGTTCTGGGCCATCTTGCGACGCTCATCCGTATCAAGGAAGATGTAGTCAACATAGAGGGAGGCAGCAACAAGGGATTGCTGGTAGGCCTGGGGAACCGAGACCGTGCCGGAGGTGCCAGCAAGGGTCTTCACGGCCCAGAGGCACTGGCCGATGGGCTGGAAGTCAATGTTGATCTTGACCTCGTGGTACTGGAGAGCGATCAAAGGAAGGGCAAGACCGGGGTTGCGGCAGAACCAGAAAAGGAGGGGAATGTAAAGAGTCGTCTCAGGGAGGGCGTTGCGGGGGGCACAGATCTGGTTGGGGCCACCGGCGGCGGCACAGGGGCCAGCGATGGGGGCGAACGTGGGGTCCGTGATGTAGGTAAGCTGGGTGGTGTTACCGATCATCTTGAAGTAACCACGCTGGTGCTCGGCGGACATCGTGAGCTGGTTCCAGATGTGCATCCAGTCACCGTACTGGCGGTCAATGCGTTGGCCACCGATCTCAACCTCAACCTGAGAGATGAGCTGCTCACCAATGAAATCTAACCAACGAGCGTAAACACCGTCGTTTTGGGTTCCGGTGGTGGGACGCATGTTTTGGTTGATCTCAGGGAGAGTCACCTGGAGGTAAGTGCGGTAGCAAAGATCACCGTTACGGGAGATCGTGCAGGTGACACGGCGACCGAAGTCAGCCTGGCCGGAGAAGGTCTGCTCGATCGACTCCATGGCGAAGTTGGTGTGGCGGCGGTAGGAAACCTTCCAGAAAGTAATCTCAGGGGTTCCAGTAAGGAAGACGTCTTGGGCGCCGTAGGCGACAAGTTGCATAAGAGCTCCACCCATGGTTAGGCTTTATAACCTTAGTTTAGAAAATAATTTTGGGAGTTGCTAAATAATTGATTGGACTAAGAAAAAGTATAAAGTCTCTTACTTTATACACGATTATATGGTTACGATATATGGTAACAGTGGGTAAAATATTATTTTTGTATGATTTTATGGTAACACCGAATTGTAAGACATTTCAAACATTGCTAAACTAATTCGATTCGGACTAAAATATATATAAAAGTTTGGTCTTAATAATATATTTAGTATGTTAATATTTTTAAACCGGTTTTATAAAAACGTTACGATATATGGTAACGTTTTTCAAGGGATTATACATTCGTTCAGATTGGTTCGTAGAAACGTTTCTAAATAGTTTTCTTGGAAAACTTCGCGTTTTCCTTCGTGTTTTTTGGTGAAAATATAGGAGTCGTTTAATTTTTTAATTGTCCAACCATTTTCTAAAGCATTTGTTAAAAAGAGCATTTTTTGGTATTTTGGTCTTTCTATATGTACGATCGGGGTGGTATCTATATTTATAATATTTGTTGCGGACATTATTTATTATGGGTATGTAATTTCATTATAAAAATTAATGAAATTAAATACGAGTATTTCTAGGAGGCGGTTCAATTTCCGACTCACCGCTCGTCGAAGCCGATCGATAACGTTTTTGAGACATTCTAGAATTAGGTCTTCTTGATTGATTCTGTGGTTCCATTGAACTTTCCAATTTACGTTTTCTAGTTGGAGAAACTCTATATTTTTTAGCTGGAACATCTTCTTCTTTGTCAGTAGCAGGAGACATACTTAGTGATCTTTCTCTTTTTGTTATGACAGGTGGATATAATATATCAGATGCTGATTGCATTTCCACGGCAGAAGAAAGTAAATCTAACGGATTGGATTGGGTCGGTGTTATTTCCATTTCATCCGGCAACGAAGGCTTCTCAAACATTGATGACACATCATCGTATTGTATTTCTTTATCTGAATGAATATTGGCAAATGCACGTGCTGCACCAACTTCTAATTTTGATATTTCATTTTCGTCTAATTCTTTGATTTCAAATTCGTCGGAAAATTGTTCATAATACTTAGTGGCTGATTCTAATATCAAGTTATCCATGTCTTCATATTTTTTGACATCTAATCCTGTAAAAAAAGGTTCTAGTTCAGCCGTGGAATTTGAATTTATATAACTGTATACACTCAATAATATTTTGAAAATTTCAGTATAATTATCATGCTCATCTTTCATTTTTTTAATAATTGTAACTATTACATCTACCAATACGCTTTCTAGTTTTAGTAACGTTTTTCTAGCTTCACTTGATTGTCCTTCTGAATTCGATTGAAACACAATAGAATGTGTATTTGCATGTCTTATGTTTTTTAAAAAAAGGCACATTAAAATAACTTGTAAACACAGTCCGGCTTCTTTTGTTGCAGATATTTGATCCTTAGGTTCTTTCATAAAAAAAAGCATTGAAAATAAATTACGATATAATGTGCTATATGTTATTCTCAACCTTTCTTCGTGTAAAAATTTATTGCTTAAAAATACTTTCATAATAAACTTATTGAAATTGTCCGAATCAAATGAACTGTTTTTTAAAATGGGATTAAACTGTTGTAATAAGTCGTCTCTAAACAAAAATAATTTTCGTAAATCGTTATCCAAATGCAATCGTTTTTCACGATCCCGTCCTATATCCAATCCATTCGCTTTAGAGTAAAAAAATTGAGCAAACAGTAATGATAATTTTGTATAAACCTTCATTTTTTCATCGCTTTCATTTGGAGGAGGAATAATTATACCATTTCCCATAGAAGATCGACTGGCAGCATCAACACGCGTAGCATCTGCTGCCAAAATTAAATTGGAAAGTATGCTCAAAAAATAAAAACCTTTATTCTTTCCTTTATTATAATTTTTATTTAATATCTCCAATATAGGTTTTATGGTTTGGTTTAATGATGGGGTGGCTTTTTTTTGTTGAAGTTCAAGTCGTTCATTCAGAAACGCATTAAAATTTTTGTGTTTTTCCAAAAGTTGTCCTTTGATTCTATCACAATATTTACGATTTTCTTCTATACCATGTTTATTTTTCATTTTTCCATAAAATATTCCTTTTAATATCTTCGTGGATGAATCTATATCTAACACAAATTCATTACGTGTATCGTCGAATTTTACGAAAGAAATACTTGATTTAATTTGATTACAACATTCATGTGCCCAGTTATATTCAACTCCAAGATTTTGTTTTATTTGTTGTTCAAGGGAACTAAGATTTGTATTGCCGGGTTTCATTATTTCTTTATAATCGGATCGGTATAAATCTAAAAATAAACATGCTTGAGCGACCGGTAAAATATGTTCACATTCTAGCGGACCGTTTTGTTTTCCATTAATTATTAGAGGTAGTCCACATATATAACATAAGTCACTTTGTTTTAAATGGTCTTTTTTTCCGGGTGCAGTGTTTTCACATTGTTGAGTAGCATCCGCACGTTCAAACCAGTCTCTAGCAGCAGAATATGTATCAACTGAATCATCATTATATGTAAATGTGGCCGGTGTTCCTAATTTAAAGACATGTGAAAATAATTCGCCGGCTTTTAGTGAACATAATTCTGATAAATTTTTTATTTTACGTTTACGTGGTTCAAACGTTCCTAACGCACTTATCAAAACTCTATTTTTAGTTGCTCTAACTTTAGGTTCCCTCTTTTTTTTCTCCTTTTTCAAAGTATCCTTTGAAGTTAAAGATCTATTTTTTTTCAAAGGAATTTTTTGAGTAGCAGTAGATCGTTTTGCTATAGGTTTTATTAATTTGGATGACATTCACTAATATATAGTTATAAAAAAACAATAAACTAAAAGCCTTTTAGAATAAAACATACATAAAAACACCTTGAAAAAATACCATAATAACAACAACTAAAATCCAATGAGTACAGTATTACAAAAACGCCCCCCTCAGCAAAATAATACAATAGATGAAAAGCATACTGAAATGTTGAATCGATTCCATTCAAATGAAACCGAAAAGGTACCTCAATTGGAGCAAGAAATTGAAGACCTAAAAAACCAGGTTAAGTTACTCCAAGATAACCAGATCGATCAATATATGGAAATCCGTGATAAGATCCGTGCAAATAAACTGAAAATCAAGGAAATCAAGCAAGAGAAAAAGCAGTATTTCCTAAATAATTCCAAATATATCTTCGGCTATTTCGAAGATAAAAAAGATATCTCGACGGGTGGTGGGAAACAGAATGTAAATGTATTACATTCTTTTTTCAAAGTCAAATCGGTGAATCCCGACCGCACAGATCCAGATAAATATACGCAATCGAAAAATCTCTACCAAAACTATTGGAAAAACGTAAATAATGATTTCATTAATCCACAGGATTATGTGGTACCCTCTGACATTTGCCAAAGCTGTTATAAGGGTGAGTTGGTTCCACAAGATGAAGAGGGGATCTTGATCTGTAATAATAATCAATGCGGTAAATTTATTGTTTATATTGTGGATAGTTCCAAGCCAAATAATAAGGAGCCGCCGAGTGAGGTTTCCTATACGGCATATATTCGTCTCAATCATTTCAAGGAAATTTTGTCGCAATTTCAGGCCAAGGAAACTACACAAATTCCAGAGGAAGTGATTGAGGCGATAAGAGCGAGAATCAAAAAGGAGAGGATCCAAGATTTAGCCACAATTAATTATGATAAAATGCGTGAGATTCTACGTAAATTGGGGCTTAATAAATATTTTGAGCATATTCAATATATTAATTCGATTTTCGGTATCAAGCCTCCGATTATGAATGAAGAACTTCATGAGACTTTATGTGTACTTTTTATTGAAATTCAAAAACCCTGGGCCGTACACTGTCCTCCGAATCGTACCAATTTTTTCAACTATACTTATACGTTGTATCAATTATGTGTTTTATTGGATCAGACACAGTATTTACCTTATATTCCGATGATGAAAGATCGTGAAAAACAGTTTGAACAGGATATGATCTGGAAGAAAGTCTGTAATGATTTGGATTGGGAGTTTTTTCCAAGCGTATAATATATAAATGTCAAAGGCTATGAAAGGAGGGTTTCAACCCAAATCTCCGAAAAAGGGGACACAAAAAAGAAGGAAGTCAAATTCTTCTTCCAAGTCGAGTTCGTCCAAATCCGCGTCTTATACGGGAGGTAAGAGACGGTCTAATAAAAATCGAAAGAGTTTGAAGAAAATAAAAGGAGGGCATAATGCCACTATTGGAGAAAAAGACGGGCAATGTTATAGTGATGGAACTTGTAAACGCCCCTTAAAGTGTCAATCGGTAAAAGTATTTGCGGGATATGGTGCACAACCCAAGGATGAAAAAAAATGTGTTTGATTTCTATCGAACTTGTACTGTTTAGTAAAATTCTCCCTCTACAAAATTCATTTCAAAGCAACGTCGATGAAATGAACTCTGTGTATAACATTCGTTTTTCACCTCTCCTTCTTCCAAGGCTAGCATAGGGCTTATTAAAGCTCGTTTTCCACATTTCGTTATAGTCCAATCGGGATTATAAGGAAGACTGTCCCCCCTCAAAATATAACCCGGTTGAAATGTTTCAACCACTCTTTTCGCATATTCTCTCGAAACCATATACATTTGCGATCCCCATAAATCCGAATGGTAACCCGTATATGTAAACTCTTTTTCATTCTTTAATAAAGGAAAAATAATTGAATCCAACACTTTATCCGGTGATAAATAACCCAATAGCAAAATATCGAGATCTAAATCCGAAAATGTTTGACAGATCCCAGGGAGCTTTTCTATAAACCTTTTCGATAATAAAACATCGTCTTCACATACAATACAATATTTTTCGGATTCGTCGGTAGTATTCAAGAAATCTTGGATCGAATCTACATGTTGTAACATAATAGAATAGGTACGTTTATGTTCTTCACGAATTCCGTCGATAGAAAGTCTAGAATCAGATTTGAAAACAGGGGATACAAAATTTACAGGCATTTTTAACCGATCGAATCGTTCAATCATTTTCGAACGTCTATTTTCATCTTGGAAATTCACACAATAAACTTTTGGAAGTTTCAGAAGATTTTGGTAAACAGTTTTATAAAACACATCCGACACACTTTTCCATATTTTTTCCAATACATTTTCTTGTAAAATGAGATCTAATAAAATTGCAGAAAATTCATCTGAACTATCTTTCGGTAAAAGAGATGGTAAATTATCAATGGCAATGATATCGACATTATCAGATAATGTGAGAACCGGCTTATTCCAAGAAGACCCCTCATTATAGATCGGAAACGGATGGTTCGGTTTCTTATAATCACAACTGACATCTACGAGTAAAAACGGATGATCTATGTTAGCGATCGAATCGATCCATGTTTCTTTTGAATCTTTTGAGAGAAGGATACAATTAAATATAATATTATAGGTTTTCAAATCGGATTTATCAGAGGTCGAATCTTTTTCAAAATATTCTATATCGAAATGATTTAAGACCTCACAAACACCTTTCCCGCAACGTCCACTTGGTCCTAGAACACAGATTTTCATGTCATTAAACGCAGTTAAATTGTGTTCTATGTCTCGAAAAAGGGCTTCTTTACTGGGCCAAGGTTTTAGTCCCGAGATTTTTCCGGATTTATGTAAAAGTCCAAGGGACCCCCCTACGATTCCCGCATATTTTCCGAATGAAATAGCCCTTGATTTTGTCAAAGGATCCATAAAATACTCATAATCATATAAAATACTGTTTGATCGATGAAATGCATCTAGAATATGTTCCGATCCATGTTGACCTTGGAAACAATGTGCGAAAAAGACATGTGTATGCTCATTCAAATAGTCGAATTCTTTCTCTGAAAAACATTTTAGACCAATAATTAGAGCATGTCGGAAAATATCGTGGAACCAAGATAAGTCGGTTAGCCTGGCACCCGTCTTTGCATAGTCTTCGTCTGAATAAATACGATGGGTGGATCGCTGAATATATACGACAAATCCATTTTCCACTAATATTTTCACATCGTTCGGTATAAGAGGGCAACGATATTCATCTAGATTTATCTCATCTCTTAGAAAAATAACGTGTTTGAACAATTTTGATTCAATTGAATTATTCAATTGCTTAAAACTC